AAATTGTTCCATCCAGCCTCTCTACTCTAAGATTTGCACAAATAACATCCCTAATTTCTCAAATTCGGTATATAGGATTTAGATAGCACACCTAAACAAATCCTACAAAACCCCCCTTATCATTTTGTTTTATAAAGCTTTTTTGCTTAAAACACACGACCCCACGTTTTTTCAAATTCATGACTTAAGTAAAAGGTACTTATTGCTGCCAATTTACCTACAAAAATGCTCTATCTACTTGATATAAAAGGCTTTTCTTCTCAAACACACGACCTAAATTGCACCCATCTAATACTTTACATATTTATTAGGGTATACCCCTACCCCACTTCTTATTCCCACACACGGGTGTCAATTCTGCAAAACGAAATACCCCCCGTCAAAGGGACCCGCAAATAAAAAATGGGGGTATACTTTTATAAACACGTGAGGGTGTTTTGGGGGCGAGGTAAGCCCCCTCTTTTTCCGTAAAGAAATTCTTTACACATACTTAACAATTAAGATACACTCTGCGCATGGACACGTACATTCCAGACATTGAGCAAAACGTTCCTCTGCCAAAAAATGCCCAAGAAGCATTTCCTGCTCTCACGCCACAAGAAGAGCTAAACATGCGGGCTAATGTAGTAAAGCTAATGTCCGATTTAACAGGGCAGCCTATCGCTCCGACGCAAGAAAACGTCGAGCAAGCTAAGTCTTTAGCCGTGCAAATGGCATCTGACCCTAAATTTAGACCAGAATTTAATGAATACCCCAATGAAACACTAGCCATGCTAGCTGGCATGGTTGCCCAGATGAATGTTTCTATTGTGGATGAACTATCTGAATTAAAAACTTATGTAGTTAACCATCTATTGCATTCGGTTGAAGCATCTAAGGATGTAAAAACCAAGATTGCAGCCCTAAGAGCGCTTGGAGAGGTAGATGGGGTTGATGCATTTAAGAAAAGAACCGAAGTTACTGTCAAAATCCAGACAAAAGAAGAGGTTGAAAGTGAATTATTGTCACTTTTAGACGAGGTTGAAGGTAAATATATAGATGTAGAAGCCAAAAACATAGTCAATAAAGACAAAAATGACTAGTAAATTGTCCCAAGAACAGCTATTTAAGCTGCGTTTATTGGCAGAAAACCCCAAAACACCCCTCGATGTTAAGCGAAAAACCAAGGATTTAATTGAAAAATACGATGAATTTCTTACCCAAGAGCGAGGAAAAATATCCTTTTTGGACTTTGTTAAACACGTATACCCAGGCTATATGGTCGGGCAACATCATCTTAAACTGGCTCAAATTTTTGAAGATATTGCTAACGGTAAGAAAAAACGAGTCATTGTTAATATTGCTCCACGACACGGTAAGTCTGAACTCATATCCTATCTTGCTCCCGCCTGGTTCTTGGGAAAATACCCCCAGAAGAAGATTATCATGGCGTCTCACACAGCAGATTTGGCGGTTAACTTTGGTCGTCGCGTTAGAAACCTTGTCGGTTCAGACGACTATAAAGAGATTTTTCCACAAGTAGAACTGCAAGCTGACAGTAAATCGGCATCACGATGGGGAACAAATTTTAATGGTGAATATTTTGCAATCGGTGTCGGTGGCGCCCTTGCTGGTCGCGGGGCTGACTTGTTTATTATTGACGACCCGCACTCCGAGCAGGATGCTAAGACTGGAAGACCCGATGTATTTTTGCCTGCGTGGGAGTGGTTCCAGTCTGGTCCTCTCCAGCGTCTTATGCCTGGTGGTGCAATTGTTATTGTGATGACTCGCTGGTCAAAACTTGACTTAACAGGGCAGATAGAGAAACAGTTAGAGGCAAATGACGAAGTAGATAAGTGGGAAGTAATTCAGTTTCCTGCAATTAAAGACGATGGCGAGAGCCTGTGGCCTGAGTTCTGGCCTGTGGAAGAGTTGCTATCTAAGAAAGCGGCACTTGACATTAGGTATTGGAATGCCCAGTACATGCAAAACCCAGTATCAGAAGAGGGTGCGCTAATCAAAAGGGAGTGGTGGAACATCTGGGATAAAGATACGCCGCCAGATTGTGAGTTCATTATTATGTCGCTGGACGCGGCTCAGGAGGCAAATAACCGTGCAGACTATAACGCGCTTACTACGTGGGGTGTTTTCTTCAACGAAGAAGTCAACAATTACAACATCATCCTCCTTAACGCGATTAAGAAAAGGCTGGAGTTTCCAGAACTCAAAAAGCTTGTACTTGAAGAATATAAAGCGTGGGAACCAGATGCGTTCATGGTTGAGAAAAAGTCCAACGGGGCTGCGCTATATCAGGAGCTTAGGCGCATGGGTATACCTGTCGGCGAGTTCACACCTGGCAAGGGTCAGGATAAAATTGCACGGGTTAATGCTATCTCAGATCTATTCTCGGGTGGGGTTGTCTGGGCGCCATCGCACCGCTGGGCGAAGGACGTGATTGAGGAATGTAATGATTTTCCTAGCGGATTGAACGATGACTTGGTAGACTCTACAACATTAGCTCTGTTAAGATTTAGGCAAGGTGGATTCATTCGTCTCCCCAATGATGAACCAGAAGACGACATGCTTTACAAGTACCGCAAAAAAGCGGCGTACTACTAAGGATAAATTATGGCAATAGATAAGGCACTTTACGCAGCCCCTCAAGGAATAGATCAACTTGGTGAGGAGGGTGACGAGCCAGCGTTAGAAATATCTATTGAAGATCCCGAAAGCGTAGACATCTCAGGTCCTGGCTTTGAGATGCACATGGAAAAAAATGATGAGCCAGATGACTTTGATGATAACTTAGCAGAACAACTAGATGACAGACTATTAGCTACATTAGCTAGTGACTTAACTGCTGACTTTGATTCAGATATAAGTTCCAGAAAAGACTGGATACAAACCTATGTGGATGGTCTAGAACTTCTGGGCCTTAAAATTGAAGAGCGTGCTGAACCTTGGGAAGGCGCCTGTGGCGTGTACCATCCACTCCTCTCTGAAGCAGTAGTCAAGTTCCAAGCTGAGACCATGATGGAAACGATTCCAGCAGCTGGTCCAGTAAAGACTCAGATCATTGGCAAAGAAACCCCAGAGAAAAAAGCTGCGGCTGAACGTGTTCAAGACGACATGAATTATCAGTTGATGGACGTGATGAAAGAGTTTAGACCTGAGCATGAGCGCATGCTGTGGGGCTTAGGCTTAGCAGGTAATGCGTTTAAGAAAGTTTACTTTGACCCATCATTAGATCGTCAAGTATCTATGTATGTTCCTGCGGAAGATGTGGTTGTCCCATATGGAGCTTCTAGCTTAGAGTCAGCTGAGCGTGTCACGCATGTGATGCGTAAGACAGAGAACGATGTGCGTCGCTTGCAGCATGAAGGTTTTTACCGAGACGTAGACTTGGGTGAACCAGTCCAAGTAATGGACGAGATTGAGAAGAAGATTGCTGAGAAGCTTGGCTTTAGAGCAACTACAGATGATCGTTACAAATTATTAGAGATGCATGTGGAGCTTGACCTTGAAGGGTTTGAGCACACAGATGAAGACGGTGAACCCACTGGCATTGGTCTACCTTATGTAGTCACAATTGAAAAGGGTACTAGTACTATTCTAGCAATCCGTCGCAACTGGAGACCAGAAGATGAAAAACACCATAAAAGAAATCATTTTGTCCATTATCCGTATATTCCAGGTTTCGGTTTTTATGCTTTTGGGCTTATCCACCTTATCGGCGCTTTTGCTAAGTCTGGTACTTCTCTTATCAGGCAATTGGTTGATGCAGGGACACTATCAAATCTGCCAGGCGGCTTTAAGGCCCGTGGGATGCGAGTCAAAGGCGATGACACACCAATAGCTCCAGGTGAGTGGCGTGACGTAGATGTTCCAGCAGGGACAATGCGTGATAACTTATTACCACTTCCATACAAAGAACCAAGCCAAGTTCTATATAGTTTGTTAGGAACTATTGTAGAAGAGGGTCGTAAGTTTGCTGGGTCTGCAGAGATTCAAGCATCTGACATGAGCGCTAATGCGCCAGTTGGAACAACACTAGCAATTCTAGAACGAACATTAAAGTCAATGAGTGCGATACAAGCTCGTATTCACTACGCAATGAAGCAAGAGTTTGGGCTTCTTAAAGACATCATCAGAGATTACACACCAGAAGATTACAGCTACGATCCAGTTGAAGGTGATCGTATGGCTAAACAGTCTGACTATGACATGGTCACTGTAATTCCTGTGTCCGATCCCAACGCGGCTACTATGGCGCAAAAAGTCGTGCAGTATCAAGCAGCTCTACAACTTGCTCAAACCGCACCGCAGCTTTATGATCTTCCACTTCTGCATCGTCAGATGTTAGACGTGTTGGGAATCAAAAACTATCAAAAGCTAGTACCAATGCCTGATGATATGAAGCCTCGTGATCCAGTTACTGAGAATCAAAACTTGTTATCACAAAAACCAGTCAAAGCATTTTTGTCACAAGACCATCAAGCTCATATTTCAGTCCATATGGCAGCGGCGCAAGACCCACATATCCAACAACTACTTGGACAAAACCCACAATTGGCGCAAGCTATCCAAGCAGCATTGTCTGCTCACGTAGCAGAACACTTGGGTATGGAGTACCGCAAACAGATTGAACAAATGATGGGACAAACATTACCGCCTACGCCTCAAACAGCAGATGATGAGGAAAAAGGTATGTCACCTGAGATGGAGATTAAAGTGTCACAGATGGCGGCGCAAGCAGCTCAACAGTTATTGCAACAACACCAGCAACAAGCACAGCAAGCTCAGGCACAGCAACAAGCTCAAGACCCATTAATCCAATTACAGCAACAAGAATTGCAGATTAAGATGGCTGAGCAACAACGCAAAGCTCAAAAAGATCAAACCGATGCACAACTTAAAATTGAGCAGATGCAGATTGAGCGTGAACGGATTCGTGCTCAACAACACACAGCTGGTGCGCAAACCGCTGCAAAAATGGTGGCTGATAGAGAAGCCAGAATGAGTGCGCAAAGAGTAGAAGGTGAAAAGGCTGCGGTAGATGTTACTAAACATCAGCAAGACCTTACTTATGATTTGCACAAACATAATGAGTCACTATCTCATCAAAAAGAGTTAGCTAAGATGCAAGCAGTAAAAAAGGAAACACCTAAAACGAAAGGTAAATGATGGACGCAAGCCAAGCGTTGGCTCATATAACACGACAGTTAGATGAAAGAATTTTGCAGCTTCAAGAGTCTTTAGCAGACGATCAGTGCAGGACAATTGAAGATTACAAAAAAGTATGCGGGGAAGTGAAAGGTCTCTTTGCCGCACGAAATTACATAATTGACCTTAATAAAACGATGGAGAACTCCGATGAGTGACCAAACGGTAGTAGATTTGAGTCAAGCAATTGACTTACGAGCGGTAATGAAAGAAGTAGAAGACAAAGCCAAACAACTTCCAGAGCCAAAGGGTTATCGCATCTTGTGCGCAATCCCAGAGCAAGAGAAAGAGTTTGAAAGTGGCATCCTTAAACCAGATGAATTGATTAGGCATGATGAACTCCTAACTACAGTGTTATTTGTAGTCAAAATGGGACCAGATTGCTACAAAGACCCAGAGCGTTTTCCAACTGGCGCTTATTGCCAAGAGGGCGACTTTGTGTTGACCAGACCAAATGCAGGTACACGCCTTGTAATTCACGGTCGTGAGTTCCGCATTATTAACGATGATTCCGTAGAGGCTGTAGTTCAAGACCCTCGTGGGATTACTCGCAAATTCATTTAAGGAAATAGATCATGGCTGAAAACGATTACAAATTCCCTGATGAAATAGAAGATCAGGGTAAACCCGTAGATACTGTTGAAAATACTGATGATAATGATGATATTAGTATAGAAATAGTTGACGATACTCCTAAAGAAGACCGTAATAGAAAGCCACTTGAGCCAGAAGCTAAGGCGCAATTGGAGAATCTAGATGAGTCTGAAGAGTATTCTAAAAATGTAAAAGACAAGTTTGCTCAGTATAAGAAAGCTTGGCATGAAGAAAGACGTGCTAAAGAAGCTGCTTTAAGAGAGCAACAAGAGGCTTTAAACGCAGCGCAAGCAATCTTAGATGAGAATAAAAAGCTCAAGAATATGCTGAAGTATGGCGAAAAAGAGCTTATTTCTACATATAAAGATTCTGCCAAGCTGGAGTTAGAGAAGGCTAGACGTAATTACAAAGAGGCTTATGACTCTGGTGATTCCGATAGACTTTTAGCTGCTCAAGAAGAGATGATGAAAGCTCAACTTAAACTTGATAAAGCAAAAAAGTTTAAACCTACTGTACAAAAAGATAAAAATGATGTAAAAATGCAGAAACAGCAGTTTCAACAACCTGTCCAACCGCAAATGGACCCTAAGGTTGCTGAATGGGTATCACGGAATCAGTGGTTTGTAGACCCGAATAAAAGGTCAATGCGCAAATATGCTGAAGGTGTCCATGAGGAACTGCAAGAGAAGTATGGCATGGGCTTTATTGGTACCGATGAGTACTATAAATCTATTGACAACGAAGTAAAACGTCGGTTCCCAGAAGAATTTGACGCTGCATCAAGAAACGATGAGGACGATAAACCTCAGCGTACGAAAATGAGTACGGTCGTAGCTCCCGCGAAGAGAAGCACTTCTTCTAAAAGAGTGGTACTTACAAAGACGCAGGTAGCCTTGTCCAAAAAACTTGGTCTATCCCCAGAGCAATACGCCCGTGAACTTAGCAAATTGGAGGCCTAATAATGGCAACAAATAGATTACAACGTGAGATGGAAAACCGTGAAATTACAGAGCGTCCTAAGCAGTGGATGCCACCTGAACTTTTACCTGAGCCTGATAAACAAGCTGGTTTTGCCTATCGCTGGATTCGTGTATCAATGTTAAATGCTGCTGATCCTCGGAACATTTCTGCGAAATTTCGTGAGGGTTGGGAGCCAGTGCATGTAGACGAACAACCAAAATACAAACTGCTAGCCGCTCGTGAAGGTCAATATAAAGACAATATCGAGATCGGCGGGTTATTACTCTGCAAGATTCCAGAAGAACTTGTGAAGCAACGTATGGACTACGAAGCTAATCAAACACAAGCTCAGACAGAAGCTGTAGATAATAATTTAATGCGCCAAAGTGATTCTAGAATGCCAATCTTTATGGAACGGAAGTCTAGTGTGACCTTTGGTAAAGGTTCTCAATAATTTAGGAGATTTACATGGCTTATCCTACAGTTTCGGCCCCTTACGGTCTAAAGCCTGTTAACCTCATTGGTGGACGTGTATTTGCGGGTTCTACTCGTATGTTCCCAATTGTTAATGGCTATAACACCAGCCTGTTCAACGGTGACGTTGTTCAACTTGGTACTGGCGCCAATATTGGTGCTTTAGTTGCCTCTACTCTTGCTTACAACGCTTCTAGCGCTGTTGCAGGTACTATTGGTGTATTTGTTGGTTGCGAGTATTCAACTACTGGCGGTCCAATTTACGGCAAAAACCGTTATCAGTTCTGGCAGTCTTCAACAACTGCTCCTGATGCACAAGGTTATGTTGTAGATGATCCTCAAGCTGTTTTCCAAGCTGCAGTTGTTGTAAGCCCAGCTGGTACTGGTGGTTCTACTACTATTCAGTACATTAACCCAGCTTTCATCGGTTCTAATGCTTATTACATTGGTGCTGCTGCTGGTAACACTGGCTCTACTACAACAGGTGACTCACAAGCAGGTATTGCAGTTTCTGCAACTGCTACTGTAAGCACACCTATTACTACTTCTGCTGCTTTCCGTATCGTTGGTATGGTTCCTGCTTCAGCTGTTACTGTGACAAATAATGCTACATCTTCTAGCACTACTATCACTTTATCTGCTGCAAACAGTGCAATCCTTCCTGGTATGGCAGTAAATGGCCCTGGTATTAACCAAGGTTCAAATACTTATGTAACAGCAGTATCTGGCACTACTGTAACTATCAACACAGCAGTTTCTACTGCTCAGTCGACAGCTGCACAGTTTTCTTTCACTGGCTACCCAGAAGCATTAGTAACATGGAACGCAGGTTACCATGGTTACAACAATGCAACTGGCGTTTAATTAAGGAGCTTTTAAATGGCTATTTCACGCGCACAACTACTGAAAGAGTTGCTCCCTGGATTGAACGCATTGTTCGGTTTAGAGTATGCTCGCTACGGTGAAGAACACAAAGAGATCTATGAAACAGAGACTTCTGAGCGTTCTTTTGAAGAAGAAACAAAACTGTCAGGCTTCTCAGCTGCACCAGTCAAAAACGAAGGCCAAGCCATCGCGTATGACAATGCACAAGAAGCATGGACAGCTCGCTACAACCACGAAACTATCGCCCTTGGCTTTAGCTTGACTGAAGAGGCAATTGAGGACAACCTCTACGACTCTTTATCTGCTCGCTACACCAAAGGTCTAGCTCGTGCTATGGCTTATACCAAACAGGTAAAAGCGGCTGCAGTTTTGAATAACGGCTTTAATAGTCAAGTTACCTACGGTGACGGACAGCCTTTGTTCTCTACAGCACATCCGTTGATTTCTGGTGGTACTAACGCCAACACTCCATCTACTCCTGCTGACTTGAACGAAACTGCGTTGGAAAACGCTGTTATTCAGATTGCAGCTTGGACTGATGAACGTGGTCTGTTGATCGCTGCTCGTCCTAAGAAACTTGTAGTTCCACCAGCATTGCAATTCGTTGCTACCCGTTTGCTCGACACAGAACTCCGTGTTGGTACAAACAACAACGATATCAACGCTATTAAGAACAACGGTTCTGTTCCAGAAGGTTACACAATTAACCACTTCTTGACCGCAACCAATGCATGGTTCTTGACAACTGATGTACCAAACGGTTTGAAACACTTTGTTCGTATTCCATTGCAGAACAGCATGGACGGTGACTTTGACACTGGTAACGTACGTTACAAATCCCGTGAGCGTTACAGCTTCGGCGTTTCTGATCCATTAGGTGTATACGGTTCTTACTAAGTAGTGCAGAGGGGGCATAAAAAACCCCCTCTTTTTCTTTTATTTGTTGTATGATTTAAATACTGGGTAATTACTCATAACACCACTGCCCCAGCAGACGATGCAAAGATCCGTTATGAGTACTTTTGCATAAGGAGTCCATTATGGGACGTAGTACATTTGATGGTCCGATTCTATCGGGTGATAATCGTTTTGGCCCTGTTCGTGACGTTGGTTATACCGACCTCGTTCAAACAGCACTATTAGATTTTTCTGTAACAGCACCTGGTGCTAACTATGGTGGCGGTTCTAGAGTATTTGTTGCTTCAAACAATATTCCTAACTCTGCTGGTGTTATTTATACTCCGCAAAATGGTGCTTATAGCACTAATGGACCTACTGTAGCTACAGCTCCAACAGCTGATGCAACAAACCTTGTATATCGTGGCGTAGTGTTCTATTTGCCATATAGCTGCAATATCACTGACATTATCCTTGATATTGGTACAGTTCCTAAAGATTCAGCTGGTACACCAGTGGCTGTAAGCGCAATTCAACCCTATGTTTCTAATAACTTTGCAACTTCTACTGGTGTTTATGCAACATTTGCTAACATCTCTAGCCCAGCTGCACAGCGTTATACAGGAACATACGTTGGCTCACAGTTAACCAATAGCAACGCTACTTTGCAAGATTTCCAAAACTTACAACCTGGTCAACAACCTTCATGGTTTAGCCAAGTAGTTGTTACTTTGGCGATGACTACAACTGCTGCTGGTTTATCTTCTGGTCAAATTGAATTAACAGTTCGTTACAACCAGAATGATATGAACATTGGTACAAGTACAACTTACCCATACGGTAACTTTGACTAATTAATCCTCTTGGGGGACTAAGGTCCCCCTTTTTTAAAACTTAGGAGATTAATATGGCACAAAGCCCAAGTGGAATACCAAGCACCAATAACTCGGTGCAGTCGATTAGCCGTCAGGCTAAGTATGAGCCATTTGATTTGCAAGTATCACGCAATCAAATTTCAGGACATACGCCTTTAAATATTTTTGGTTATGGAACGACTGGCACAACTGCTGGTTTATTTGTAACCATGTGGGAAAACTCTCCCACCACCAATTATGTATTTCCAGTAGCAGCACAAGTAATGTATGTTGCAAGTACAGTAGGCGCAGGAGATGCTGGTGCGTTAATTCAAGTTACTGGATTAGATGCAAACTACAACCCAATATCTGAAATTGTTGCATTAGGCGCAACCGCAGGAACAGGCGTAGCAACCGTTAAATCGTATTACCGTATTAATAACATTGCTGTTGCATTAGCTTCCACAGTACAACCTACTGGTGTTATTACCATTCAAAACCAAGCTGCAACGTCTGGTGCTGTTGAATATGCGCAGATCAATACAACTACTTACAACGGTAGCACTATCAGTATTGGCACGTCTCAAATGTCTGTTTACACAGTTCCAGCAAACACCACTTTGCAATTGACAAGATTTACTGCAAACAGCTCATTTACTGGTAATACTGCAAACTACTGCATATACAGGGTTGTAGCACAGTATCCATCTGTTTTAAATTCATCGGCAACATTAATTCGTAGAGTGATTTTGCAAACTCCGTTTGTACAACAGTTTAATATCCAACGTACTTTCCCATTTGCTTATCCAGCTGGTACGGATGTTCAATGGCAAATTGCCCCTAGTGGTACTGTTGCTTGTACTGTAGGTATTAACATTGGTGGTGTTTTGATTGATAGCGGCGGCTAAAAATGGCAACTAAGAAAAAAGGCGTATCTCTTGCGATTGGTCGTGGTGAAAAGCTGCCTGTATCTAAGGGCGCTGGGCTTACCGCCAAAGGTCGTGCTAAATATAATGCAGCTACTGGCTCGCATTTGAAAGCTCCACAACCTGAAGGTGGTGCCCGTAAGCGTTCATTTTGTGCTCGTATGTCTGGCATGCCAGGACCGATGAAAGATGAAAATGGTAAACCAACTCGTAAAGCAGCTTCTTTAAAGAGATGGAAATGCTAAATGTCAGTATTCGAGATATTAACTTTGGTTTCGTACCTATTGGGTGGTATTGTGGCTTTTATTGTCAAAGATAAATCTGATGAACTTAAACGTCAGGGTATTCTTTTAAATAAAACTCGTGAGGAATTAGCTCGTGATTACATTACTAAAATTGAAGTGCGTACAGATATGGAACGGATTATTAACCGTTTTGACAGGATTGAAGAAAAGCTTGACCGATTTATTGAAGGGCACAAATAATGCCAAGTAAGTCAAAAAAACAGCATAATCTGATGGAGATGGTAGCTCATAATCCTAAGATGGCTAAAAAAGTTGGTATTCCTCAGTCAGTAGGTAAAGAGTTTGTAGCTGCTGATAAGGGCAAGAAGTTTGGTACAGGTGGCGGTGTTGGTGTAACTCGAGGCGGTAAAGGTATGATTAATCGTCAAGAGACAAGGTTTGGTAGCGTTCTAGGGCAAGAAAAGAATGTGCCAAATGTTAATTTAAACAAATACGTCGGAAAAAAGACTGGCGGAAAGGTGAAGAAAAAATGATGGCAACTAAAAAATTCTCTCAAAAAGAAACAATGGGTGGCGAGTCTATGGGCAAAGTTAAAACTGGCGCTCCTAGCATTGATGGTATTGCAGAACGTGGCAAGACCAAAACTAAATACCCTAAGATGAGCGGTAACACTATTGGCAATGGTCCTTTGGTTCATTGTAAATAATCATGGCACAAGACTACGCTAAAAACAGAGCTGTAGCATTGGCTAAAGAAAGAGCAAAAGACTACGAGATTTTTGGTTCTCGTGGGGATGCTGCTCGTACAGGTATGGAACAAGGTCGTATGGATCAAATGGGCAATGCCTATAAGAAAGGTGGAAAAGCTATGGAACACAAACATAATATGGATCATGTTAAGCAACACGCTGCTGGTCACATGCATGAACAAGATAAAGTGAAACAGCATTCTGCTGGTCATAAAATGCATCATGACCATGTAAAAGCTATGTGCGGTGGTGGCATGAGTAAAGCTAAAAAGATGAGTTCTGGTGGAGCTTGCTAAATGAAAACTAGTCGTGGGATGGGCGCTATGAACCCTTCTAAAATGCCTAAAGCTAAAACGATTGTCCGTAAAGATAATCCTGACGACGTCACTATGTACAAAAAAGGTGGTGAAGTCTGGGACAAACCCCGTCCAAAAGGGCTTGGCAAACCTAAAAAAATGTCAGCAGCTAAAAAGTCTAGCGCTAAAGCTATGGCTAAGGCAGCTGGTAGACCGTATCCCAATCTAGTTGATAATATGAGAGCCGCGAGGAAAAAATGACTTTATTTGATCACGTACTAGGCTACGTTAAAAGCGTAGGACATGCAGTAGAAGGTGAAGAGCATAAGCTATTACAAGAGTTTGTTACCTATTTGGCTAGCAATTCTGTAGTTGCTGGGTTCTTTCAGTATTCAGGAACTGACAAAGAAAAAGAAGTGGTAGCTAATTTTGCTTCTACTTTAATGCCAGCTGAACAGTTTGTGGCTCCTGCTATTCCTGAGCCTGTTGTTGAAGTTGCTCCAGTAGAAGAATCTGCTCCAGTAGAAGAACCTGCTCCAGAACCTGCTCCAGAACCTGCTCCAGAACCTGCTCCAGAACCTGCTCCAGTAGAAGAGCCTGTTCCAGAAGTTAATCCAGACGCTCCACAGGAGTAAGCGATGTCTACATCATCCACTACGCTATTTAATTTAGATATGGGCGACCTTATTGAGGAAGCCTTTGAGCGTTGTGGTACTCAACTACGATCTGGCTATGACTTTAGAACTGCCCGTCGTAGTGTCAATATGCTTACTATTGAGTGGGCAAATCGTGGGATTAATCTATGGACTATTGAGCAGGGGCAAATTCCTATCAATATCAATGCTGGGCAAATTAGTTATCCAATTCCTGTAGATACCATTGACCTATATGACCAAGTTATTCGTCAAGGCACTGGGCAAAATCAAGTTGATATTAATCTTACTCGCATATCTGGGGATACATACCTCACAATACCTACTAAAAACGCTTATGGTCGTCCTATTCAAGTCTGGATTGATAGGCAGTCAGGTAACGTAGATGCTCTTCCTGTAACGGCTTTAACACAAGCTGCATCGGCAACTGATACTACTTTGTATGTAACATCTACCGCTAATATGCGTAGCCAAGGCTATATCAACATAGACGGCGAAACAATCCTTTATCAAAACCTTGGGCAAGCTAATTCTAGTAATGCAAATCAGCTATTAAATTGCTATCGTGGGGTTAACAATACTACGGCAACTGCTCATAATTTAGGGGCTAGTGCCTATAATAATTTCTTGCCAAACGTCAATATTTGGCCTACTGGCAATCCTGGAACCCAATATACGTTGATTTACTGGCGTATGCGTCGTATGCAAGATGCTGGTACAGGTGTAACTACTGAAGATATTCCATTCCGTTTTATTCCATGTATGGCTGCAGGTCTTGCTTACTATTTGTCTATGAAGCTGATGGACATTAATCCTCAGCGCATTCCAATGTTAAAAGCGGATTATGAACAACAGTTTCAGTTTGCGTCAGAAGAAGATAGAGAGAAAGCGCCTTTGCGATTTGTGCCCCGCAACATGAATTACTATAGATAGTCATGCCAAATAAGTTCGCCTCTGGTAAACACTCGATAGCGGAATGTGACCGTTGTGGACAGCGGTATAAGTTGCATGAGCTAAAAACTCAAGTACTTAAAACTAAGCCTTATAAAGTTAAAGTCTGTCCACCTTGCTGGGATCCTGATCAACCACAACTACAACTTGGTATGTATCCTGTATCTGATCCACAAGGTGTACGGGAACCACGCCCTGATGTGAGTTATTATTCATCAGGAAGCACAGGGTTATACATAAACCCAAATGCTAGTAATAATGTAAATAATGCTGGGTATCCTAGCGATGGCAGTAGGGAGTTTCAGTGGGCTTGGAACCCTGTAGGAGGAGCTAGTTATTTTGATAGATATTTAACTCCAAATAGCTTGATTCCAGTAATAACAATTGGTACAGTCACAATATCAACCACTTAGGAGCATTAAAATGGCAAAAATGGAAAATATGAAAGAAGATATTAAGCAAGATAAAGCTATTGTTAAAAAAGCTTTTAAAATGCATGATGCTCAAGAACATAAAGGCGGAAAAGGTACTAATCTAGAAAACCTTAAAAAAGGCGGAAAAGCTGTAAAGAAAATGGCTAAAGGTGGCGTAACAGGACAAGCTATGAAAGCTATGGGTCGCAACTTAGCTCGTGCTCGTAATCAAAAACCTGGGAGCAAATAATGGCTAAATTTTCTAAAAAAATAATGGGCAAAGAAGTAGGCTCAGCAGCAGATTATGCCAAACCACATAAAATGTCGGGGAAAGAAATTGGAACATCAGATGTTGATTTAGGCGTTTGTTATGCAACTGATCCTAATACTTTAAAAGCAGACGAGCATACTCCTGGCGGAATGCCCGCTATGCGTGTTTCAATTAGCAATAATACTCGTGGTCCAAAAACTTCAGGAATTGAAATGCGTGGTGCTGGTGCAGCTACCAAAGGTCGTATGTCCAGAGGTCCAATGGCATGAGTGTGGATCCAAAAACTCAAGTTAAAATTGATTTAACTATTGAGGATGTAGATTTTGTTATTACGGCTCTTGGTGAAATGCCAGCTAAAACCAATGCGTTTGGTTTAATAATGAAAATCCGTGCTCAAGCAATGGCTCAAGTTCCACAAGAACCACAAGTTCAAGACGTTAAACCTGAAGATATTAAGCCAGCAGAATGAACTACGAACAGTTATATAACAATATTCAAGCCTATGCTGAGAACACTGAGCAGTTGTTCGTAGCAAATATTCCAGTCTTTGTGATGGAGGCTGAAGAGCGTATATATAACTCAGTTCAATTACCTTCCCTACGTAAAAACGTAACAGGAACCTTAACAGCTGGTAACCAGTATTTAGCGCTTCCAAATGACTATTTATCTACGTTTTCTTTTGCGGTAATTGATAGTTCAAACAACTATAATTTTTTGTTAAATAAAGATGTTAACTTTTTACGTGAAGCTTATCCGTCTACTGTAATAACAAACGGTACTTACCAAGGAACCCCACAAGGAGTACCTAGATACTATGCTTTATTTGGTTCACAAAACGGCTATAGTGGAGCTAATATTGATGAGTTAACCTTTATAGTTGCTCCTACTCCAGACGCTAATTACACAGTAGAAATGCATTATTTTTACTATCCACCAACCATTGTGCAAGGTCAAATTGCTACACTAGGAACTGTTACTGGTGGCTCACTATATACCGATGGTATATACCAAAATGTTTCTTTAACAGGAGGTTCAGGCGCTAATGCAACTGCTGATATCCTTGTTGCCTCAGGTGCAGTGGTCTCTTGTAGTCTTAAGTTTGGCGGTAATTTTTATATTGCTGGCGATATATTGTCTTGTTCTTCTTTGGGACCTTCTGGTAGTGGTTTTTCAATCCCAGTAATTTCTATATCTAATTCTACAGGCCAAAGCTGGTTAGGTGATAACTATGATCCAGTATTGTTTTATGGCGCTATGCGTGAAGCTATGATCTTCATGAAAGGTGAGCAAGATATGGTTGCTTATTATGAAAAAATGTATGAAGAAGCTCTTGCACAGCTTAATCGTCTTGGAACTGGTCTCGAGCGTGGTGATGCTTACAGAGATGGTCAAGCTCGTATTAAGGTTAACCCATGATAGTTCAAGGCTCTACTACCACCTTTGCCCAGAATTTATTAAATGGCAATGAAAACTTTACTACAGGTACTTACTATATTGCGCTGTATAACGCTAATGCTAATTTAAATAATACAACACAGGCTTATATAACTACTAATGAAGTTACTGGCAACGGATATACGGCTGGTGGTAAGCCTTTAACTATTACAGTAACACCAACTGTAGATAATACTTATAACCTTGTATATTTATCATTTGCAAACGTAACTTGGAGTCCTGCAGCATTTACTTGTAGAGGCGCATTAGTTTACAATTACACAACAAAGGCAGCATGCTTTATATTAAATTTTGGGTCTGATAAGACTTGTAATAGTAGCTTTACTGTGCAGTTCCCCGCAGCGACTAGTACGTCTGCTATTTTATCTATTGGTAGCTATACTAGTGCTACTGTTGTTAGTTCTGGAGATTAATTATGCATAAAGAAATTGGAAGCTGTGGTGATAATGCTGTAGTTACACTACAAACAAATGTTATCGGTTCTGAAACCGTAGGAATTGAAGGTCATTACCATGTTGAGTGCCGTGATGCTCAAGGTAATTTAAAATGGACAGAAGAGTTTCCTAATCTAGTTAATGCTGTTGGTAAACAATTGATGTTAGATACTTTGTTAAAAGGCTCTAGCTATACTGTTACTGGTCCATACCTTGGTTTGATTGGTACGACTAGCCCAACATTTGGTACTGGTTCTGATACCATGACTTCACACTCTGGCTGGACTGAGTTTACTAACTACACAGTTGGTGGTTCAGCAGTTCGTGGTACGGCCGTGTTTGGTTCTTCTACTTCTACTGGCTCAACGCCGGCTAACGTAACGACTTCAAGTGCTTCCGCCATTACTTACACTATTACTGGTGCAGGCGGTAACGTAACAGGCTGTTTCTTATGTACAGGTTCAGGCGCAAGTTCAACCCAAAGCAATACTGGCGGTACTTTATATAGCGCTGGGGCATTTGGTACTGCAAAGTCTACTACTGCTGGCGACACAGTAAGCGTTACATACTCAACAACTGCAACTTCTTAAGGAGTCCTAAATGGCTCTGGCGTTATATGATCGTGTCCAAGAGACAACGACAACGTCTGGTACTGGGTCGGTTACTCTAACGGGTGCCGTCTCTGGTTATCAGTCGTTTGCGGTTGTTGGGAATGGTAATACTTGTTTCTACACCATTGTAGATGGTTCCGCATGGGAAGTAGGTCTTGGCACGTATTCAACTACTGGGCCTACCCTTGCACGTACTACCGTTTATGCCAATTCAAATGGTAATACATCCCCAATCACGCTATCATCTAGCGCTAATACTAAGTCGGTATTTTTAACATACCCAGCAGAAAAGTCTATTAACTATGATGCTGCCGGCGTAGCGACTATTGGTTCTATTCTTGGTTATTCTGATACAGGAATTGTTGCTTCGTTTGCGTCTACAGTAGCTGGATACAATCAAGTAATTCTTCAGAATAAAAGCAGCGCAACAACTGCTTCTACAAATTTTAACGTATCAAACGATGCCGCTACAGCTACTACAGGTTATGCTGAGCTTGGTATTAATTCAAGCACATACTCAGGTACAGGCGCATTTAATATTGCTGGCGCATCTTATTTAGCTTCTGCGTCTACAGATTTAGCTATTGGTACTTATGGTGCATATAACGTTCACTTTGTAACTAATAGCAGTACAACTGATGCAATGACCATTTATAACGATGGTGGTGTTTCGTTGGGCGGTCAACCAGATCCTGGTATCGGTACTTTATATGCCAATAACGTATATATTGGTTTTACTACAGTTACAGCAGCTGCGGGTACCACAGTACTTACAAATTCTTCTTCAGGTTGGATACAAGTAGTTGGTACAACTACACAAACAATTCAATTACCTAACGCCACAACACTGTACAAAGGGTTAGCGTACACAATTGCAAATAACTCAACTGGCGTTGTTACTATTAAAGACAATGCATCAACTACCATTGATACCGTTGTTACAGGTGGCACATCAGTTTTAGTTTTAACAGCTAATGGTACATCTGCGGGTTCTTGGTCTGCATATAGTTATATTCCAGCAAGTTATGATTTTAGTACCTCTACAGCTAACTTTGGTACAGCAACTATTACTAATGCTACATATAATGGAAACACCATTACTCCAGCTTATGGCGGCACAGGATTAACTACATTTACTGCCGCTAATAATGCTCTTTACTCCACATCATCTTCTGCCTTAACTGCGGGAACTCTACCCGTTGCTGCTGGTGGAACTGGGGCTACAACTTTAACTGGATATGTATACGGTAACGGTACGTCAGCGATGACTGCTTCTATTACAATCCCAACTTCGGCATTATCTGGCAGTTTTGTAAGTACGTTTAGTGCTGGCACAACAGGTTTAACCCCATCCACTGCCACTACTGGCGCAGTTACTCTTGCTGGAACTTTGGCAATAGCTAATGGTGGGACGGGATCAACCACTGCGGCTACTGTTGCTGGTACTGGTATTTCTGTATCTGGAACTTTCCCAAATCAAACAGTAACTAATTCTGGTGTAACTTCTGCCGTTGCTGGTACAGCAATTAGCGTATCTGGCTCTACTGGCGCAGTAACAATTAATAATACTGGCGTAACTTCTATTGTGGCTGGTACAGGTATTTCAGTTTCTGGGGCTACTGGAGCGGTTACTGTTTCTTCTACAGCATCTGGCGCAACTATTACAGGCACTACAACTTCTGGTACTTACTATGTTGTTGGTACAACTTCAACTTCTGGGTCATTAACTACAGCTTCTATTTCGAATACTAATGCTGTTTCTTACAATGCTAATACCGGTGCTTTAACTGCTGTGTCTCATGTATCCTCATCTGATGAGCGTTTAAAAACAAACTGGGCTGGTTTAGATTTAGATTTTGTGGCTCGGTTATCTGATGTAAAACATGGTACTTTTGAGCGTATTAGTAGCGGCAATCGTGAAGTCGGTGTAACAGCCCAATCGTTACAAAAAGTTATTCCGGAAGCTGTTATTGAAGGCGATGATGGTATGTTATCTGTTAACTATGGTGGAGCGGCTTTGGTTGCAACTATTGAGTTAGCTAAAGTAGTTCAGGAATTACGTGCTGAAATTGCGGCATTAAAGGCTAGATAATGTTTGGCATATCAGCTTTTGCTCAAACGCCTTTTGCTAGCTTAGCTTCTAATGCTATTCTTTTATCTATTACAGAAGGCCTAACTTTAGATGACTCTAACACACAGCAAACTGCATTTTTACAGACCATAACTGAACCCGTCACTGTAACGGAAGCTGAATCTTTTGCAGCCATTTTCTTGCTTAGTTTAGTAGAACCTATAACTTCTGGAGATTCGAATACACAGCAATCGGCATTTTTAACTAGCCTTACAGAACCATTAACCTCCGCAGACTCTAAATCTATATCCGCTCAATTTGCGCAGTCCGTTACTGAAAACTCAAGCCCTAATGATACATATGCAACTTATTTTGCTTTTGGTCAGGCTCTTAACGAGCCAATAAATACTGTTTTAGACTCAAGCACCCAAACTTCAGTTTTTGGTCAAACAATTACAGAAAATAACAATTTAAATGACGCTAGCGCTATAACCGCCCAGTTTAAATCCAGCATCATTGAAAACATAACAGCACAAGACGTAATAAATATAGCCGCTCAGTTTGCTACAACTATTTCAGAAAATGCTACATTGGCTGATATAGAAACCCTTGTTTCTATCTTTTTATTTAATATAACTGAAGGTCTAACTTCTGCTGAAACCGAGTCCATAGCTGCACAGTTTACCCAAACCGTTACCGAAACTCTAACTTCTGGGGATGCAAACTCAGTTCAAGCGGCATTTAAAATGGCTGTTTTTGAGAATGTATCTTTGCTAGACTCGCTAATTGCCCGTGGATGGATTAAAATTAACGACAATCAGACGGCAAATTGGGCTAATACTAATAATGGGCAAAACCCCGGTTGGACCCAAATTAACGATTTTCAAGGATAGATCATGGCATCTACGTACACAACTAGTTTAAAAATCCAAGAAATTGGTAGCGGCGAACAGGCTGGCGTCTGGGGTTCTACGACCAATACAAACTGGAATTTAATTGAACAAGCCGTTGCTGGGGTGCAAACCATTACGATGGCTAATGCCAATTACACTTTATCAAACCTTAACGGTACTTTAGACGAAGCCCGTAATGCAGTTATTGTGGTTAATGGTACAAACTCTGGTGTTTATCAAGTTATTGCACCATTAGTAACTAAGACATTTATTGTTTCAAATCAAACTTCTGGTGGAAACAGTATTACTATTGGCGGTGCTTCTGGTTCAGTAATCACTATTCCAAACGGTTTCACTACTATTGTTTATTGTGATGGAACAAGTTTTTATTCTGGTATTACTGGACTTACCGGAAACCAAACCATTAATGGAAATTTAAGTGTTACCGGAATAGTTTCAATAGGCGCAAACTACTCTATCGGCCAGTCTAGCGGTAAACTATATTTTTACTATAACGGTTCTCCATTAGCATCGTTAGATTCTTCAGGAAACTTTATAACCACTGGCAGCGAAACTGCTGGCGGAACACCTTAATAGGAGCAACACATGGCAATTACAACTTCGGGTACTTCGATTACCTTTAATGATTCAACTACGCAGACCACTGCGCCAGTTAACACAAACGCTAACGTAAACTCTGTTTCGGCGGGCACAGGTATTTCGGTATCTGCTACTACAGGCGCTCTTACCGTAACTAATGCTGGTGTAACTTCTATTGCCGCTGGAACTGGTATTTCTGTTTCAGCATCAACTGGTGGGGTAACTATTACCAATACTGCATCTGGTGGAGTAACTTCTGCTGTTGCTGGTAATGGCGTAGCAGTATCAGGTGCTACTGGTGCAGTTACTTTTAGTCTTGGTTCGGTTGGATTTAATACTGTTGGTAGTTATACTTTTGCTTATTTTACCAATGGCTCAAATTTAACCCAAGGAAGCAATTATTCTGCTGGTAGTAGTGCAAGTCAATGTCAGAATATTGGGTGGTATGGCTTAAATATTGGTGGATGCACCACTCAAGCAAGTGTAAATGTAACTTCAAACAGTTTATCAGGTACTTGGAAATATATGGGATCTACACAATCTTCAGGTAATCCAATATTTGGTATTGTTTGTCGTGTTGCTTAATAAAAGGAAAATAAAATGTTAACTATTCAATATGCTAAAGACCCTATTTGGAATGATGAAGCCCATACTGCTATTCATTTAATTGTAAAATTTGAAGAAATGACTGAAGAATTGCCTTTTCTTGCAACACCAAATGACCCAATGCCTTATGGGGTAGAACTTTATAACAATGCAGTTGCTGGTGATTATGGAACTATTGCACCTTATGTTCCACCAGCACCACAAGAAATTTCAACAAACCAACCTTCCACTACTGGAACACAGACTATCTAATGACTTATGGTATTTATCCTAATTCGTCTCCAGAGTTTCGTATGTTTCAAAAAGAAAATGGAACAATAGAAATGCAAGTGCGATATTTAAACGCACCTATGAATTACACAGGAAAATGGATGCCAGTTAAAATGGAACAGGAAAATGGTACAAACAATAGCCCCCAAGCATAGCTTTACTTATGATGGTGCAACAATACATGTTTATCATGCTAATAAAGGTGAAGGAATACCAATGCACACTCATACTTACTCCCATGCTACTACTTGTATGAATGGCTCTTGTAAGTACACTTCTGATGGTAAAACTTTAATTGCTGATAAAAATACTCAACCCATTAACCTTCTTGCTGGTAAGTTCCATGAAATAGAAGCATTAGAAGATGGCACAGTATTTGTAAATGTATTTGCTGAAGGAAAAGGTTAATGTTTGGTGTAGACGATATTATTAGCGTTGGGATGAAAATCCTAGACAAAGTTATTCCCGATCCCACAGCAAAAGGCAACGGCTAATATGGCAGTCTCAAAAAAGGCTGTTAAAAAGAAACCAATGATTAAAAAAACACCGCCAAAAACAAGGGCTAATAGCTTAAAAGCTAATAACCAGTCATTAAGCATTGATAAAGTCATTGATCTTATTAAGTGGGTCGATAACCCGTTTAAGTTATTAACAGTAATTTTGTTGTCAACTTTTGCTTTTACTGGTTACTTTGCTTGGGATAGTCGTCAAGTTATTCTTCACGCAATTTATGCAAGCAATGAAATGCCAAAGGTTAAAGACCAAGATAAACTTATTCCATTGGCAAAATCATTAATGAAAGACGTTGATGCGGTTACTGTTGTGGTTAACGCTACTAATTTGGCTACTAACTCTAGGACTACCATATTGGCATTAAACAAGGATGGCAAAGAAGAAAGCTTAGAAGGAGTTAATTCAAGCTTATTTTCTGCTAGCCCAGAACGCAATAAAGCTGTTGTAGCTATGCTTAGCGGAGAGGTGTTTTGTGAAGACTTTTCGCCCTCTTCCAAAGTAGGTGAATGGCAAATTAAGCATGGCGTTAAATATGTTTGTAGGGGTTCAATACCACCCGAAATGGGCAAATTTGCTGGCTACATAGCTGTAGGATTTCCAGAAATGCCAAAAGATTTAATTGCAGTTAAAACTCGTATTAATTTTACTACTACTCAAATGGCGAAATAATTATGTTTGGAATAGATGACATCAGTAACAAAACCCAAATAGGAAAATGATATGGAATGGCTTAAACAAATTGCACCTACTATTGCTACTTGCCTTGGCGGTCCTCTTGCTGGCTTGGCTGTATCAGCTGTCTCAAAAGCCTTGGGAATAGACGAATCTCAAGTACAAGACACCATAGATAGTGGCAAATTAAACTCTGACCAGATAGCCTCTATTAAACAAGCTGAAATTGAACTACAAAAATCAGCTCAAGAACTAGGTCTTAACTTTGAGCAATTGGCGGTTCAAGACCGTGCTTCTGCTCGCAGTATGCAATCTGAGACTAAATCTATTGTTCCTCCTGTTTTAGCTTTTGGCGTTACTTTAGGGTTTTTTGGCATTTTGTTTGGTCTTATGACTGGCAAAGTAGATTCAACTAACCAAGCTTTGATGATTATGTTAGGAAGCCTTGGTACTGCTTGGGTTTCAATCATTAGTTTTTATTTTGGTTCTTCAGCTGGGTCTCAGGCTAAAGATAAATTAATTTATAACGCCACCCCAACTAAATGACATACGACCAATTAGATGCATTAGGAATTGACCATAAATGGCTAGGCCCATTGGAAGAAACTTTTGATAAGTATGATATTTCTACGTCACAACGCCAATCTTCTTTTATAGGACAGTGTGCTCATGAATCTGGGAATTTTAGAATTTTGGAAGAAAACCTTAATTACTCCGTTGCTAGACTTATGGCTGTTTGGCCCAGTAGATTTCCTAGTCTCGATGTGGCTGAGCAGTATGCAAACAACCCAGAAAAACTAGCTAACAAAATATATTCTGGGCGCATGGGTAATGGCAATGAGGAATCTGGTGAGGGTTACGCTTACAGAGGAAGAGGTCTTATACAGATGACTGGTAAGGAGGCGTATGCAAACTGCGGATCTGGTCTGGGTATGGATTTTATTGGGGATCCTAATTGGTTGGTTGATCCTAAATATGCGACTTTGAGCGCTGGTTGGTTTTGGAATAAAAAAGGTCTAAACAGCTTGGCAGACGTGCAAGATTACGAGACAATGACTAAAAGAATTAATGGGGGCTTAAATGGTTTAGATGACCGCAAAGCCAAAATTGCGAAAGCACTATCCGTACTAGGGTAAACCCCAATGAAAACATGTAGCAAATGTAAAACCACTAAGCCATATAGCGAATTTTATGCCAACAAGCGCATGAAAGATGGATATGGCTCGTTTTGCATTGTATGTCATAAAGCGGATAACATTGCCCGTAAAAAAACTAAACGTCAAGATCCAGAGTTTAAAGCCAAAGAGCTAGCGTATAAAAAAGAATACAGAAAGCGCACTGTAGAGCAAAGAAGCCAGTACATGAAAGAATGGCATGCAAAAAATGCCGAACTGCAGATTGCTTATAGAGAGCAGTATCGTGCAGAAAATGTGGAATATTTTAAAGAATATAATCAAAAGAATAAAACAAGAATTCTTTCTAAAACTAGAAAAAGGCAAGCTGCAAAATTGCAGCGCACTCCTAAGTGGCTGACTGATATAGATTTTGAGCGTATTGAGAATGAATATAAACTAGCTGCACTGCTAACTAAAGTTACTGGAAGCCCTTGGGAAGTTGACCATATTATTCCGCTACAAGGTAAAACCGTTTTCGGATTTCATGTGCCAAGTAATTTACGAGCGATACCAGCAAAACAAAATCGTAGCAAAGCAAATAGGTTGGAGCTTTAATATGCCATTACAAAAATTGCAATTTCGTCCGGGAATTAACAGGGAAGGAACTATTTATAGCAATGAGGGTGGCTGGTATGACGCGGATAAAATTCGTTTTCGTTCTGGGTTACCAGAAAAAATTGGTGGCTGGACTCAGTTTTCCCCTAATCAATATGTTGGCACATGTCGTTCTATTTGGATATGGTTAGATGGTGATGCTGGGGTCGGTGCGCTTTATGTTGGTGTAGGAACCAGTGCTAAATACTATATTTATTCTGGCGGTGTCTATAACGACATTACCCCAATCGTACAAACTGATACTTTAACAAATCCATTTACAACCGTAAATACTTCAAAAACTGTTACAGTAACAGATGGTAGTTATAGCCCAAATGTAGGCGATTATGTAATATTTTCTGGAGCTACCTCTGTTGGTGGTCTTACGCTTAATGGCGAATATATAGTCCAAAGCATTTTAAGCGCAACAACTTACACAATTTTATCTGCAGTTGCCGCTTCATCTTCTGCTACAGGTGGTGGTACAGTAACAGCTAAGTATGAATACCCAGTAGGTTCAAGTACTTATACAATTGGTACTGGTTGGGGTGCTGGTCCTTGGGGTGGTCCCGCAGTTCCTGCTGTCTACCTTTTAGGTACTAACCCATTCTCATCTACTAATGCAAGTTCTACAGTTACAGTTACCCAAACTGCTCATGGCTTATCTAACGGTAATTACGTGGCTTTTACTGGGGCTACTACATTTGCTGGTATTCCAGCGGTTATGCTTAATAATACTTTTCAGATTTCTGGCGTAACAACTAATACTTATAATATTACCCTTCCAAGCTCATTTACTGCAACGGCTACAACTTCTGGTGGGGGCACTGCTACTTATGTAACTAACCAGTCTGGAACCCATAGTTGGGGTTCTTCATATTCCTCTGGGATTGGTACGCAGCTTCGCCTTTGGTCTAATGATAACTTTGGTGCTGACTTAGTTATTGCACCTCGTGGTGGTCCTATTTTTTACTGGCAAGATGCTAATGGTGTAGGTACCCGTGCGCAATATTTAAGTAGTTTAGCTAACACCATAACAGCTTTAACAGATGCCACTACATTTAGCTCTGGGGTATCGTCTATTACAGTAACCTCAACAAATGCACCATATATTTACCCATACATGTATATTACAGGGACTAACCTTCCTGCAAATACTCAAGTAGCTTCTACCTATATTACTGGCGCTACAACAGTGCCAATTACAACTACAACAACTGGTGCTAATGCAGGTAACTATAACTTTTCTTATGATGGCGCTTATATCCCTACGGCTACATACCAAGTAATTGCCTCTGAAGTTCAAGAATTTATTATTGCTTTTGGTGCTAATAATTATGTACCTAATAACTCAAATTCAACATTTAATCCGTTATTGGTTCGTTGGTCAGATCAAGCCAATCAATATCAGTGGGTTCCACAATTAACTAATCAGTCTGGTGAATATACACTTACTAACGGCTCTTATATTATGGGTGCCCGTGCAACCCGCCAAGAAATTCTAGTTTGGACTGACTCAGCAATTTATTCTATGCAATACATTGGCGCTCCGTATGTTTGGGGCTTCCAATTGCTCATGGATAACATATCGGTAATGTCTCCTAACTGCATGATTACGGTTAATAACGTAACCTATTGGATGGGTCGTGACCGCTTTTATATGTACGATGGATCAGTAAAAACTTTGCCATGCTCGTTAAAACAATACATTTTTGAAGATATTAATCAATCACAAGCCTACCAAGTATTTGCTGGAGCTAATGAGGGTTTTAATGAAGTATGGTGGTTTTATTGTTCTATAGATGGCAATGGTGGTACTCGTGCAAACCCTAATACTATAGTAGATAAATACGTTATTTATAACTATTTAGATCAAGTTTGGTACTACGGAACTATGGCTAGGACTGCTTGGTTGCAGACTGGTACTCAGCCTTATCCTATTGCTGCTGACTATAATAACCGCCTTTTAAATCATGAAAATGGTAATGATGATTTGTCTACTGCAGCTACTTTGCCTATAGATGCATACATCCAATCTTCTGACTTTGATATTGGTGATGGGCAAAGTTTTGGATTTGTATGGCGTATGTTACCTGACGTAAACTTTAATAACTCAACGGGTGATCAGCCAGCTATTACAATGCAATTGCAACCACGCCAAAACTCAGGTAGCGCCTACAATACATCCGTTGATAACCCACAAGTTCAAAGTCCACAAAACTTTACCAACATACCAGCTTATACGGTAAATCAATTTACTGGTCAGGTCTACACCCGTGTGCGGGGTCGTCAAATGGCTATTCGGATTGAATCTACTGGTACTGGAGTAGCTTGGCAGTTGGGAGCGCCTCGTATTGATATTAGACTAGACGGCAGAAGGTAAATGTTCAGTCTGTACAAATGGTGATATAATGATAACTCCACAAGGAGAACATTATGAAACTAGTAGACCGTACAGGACAGAAGTTTGGAAGATTAACAGTTGTAGAGCAAGCTGGTAGAACAAAAAGTAAAAAAGTATTATGGAAATGCCGTTGTGATTGCGGTAACGAAACACAAACAGATTCAGGAAGTTTAGTAACAGGTAATACAACATCGTGTGGTTGTGCTTTAAAAGAAGCTATTACAAAACATGGTGGATGGAATAAGAGTTCTTACAATACATGGCGAGCAATGATTAGAAGATGTACTAACCCAAAAGATAAAGACTACCCAAGATATGGCGGTAAAGGGGTGACTGTTTTTCCAGAATGGTTAGACTATGCTACTTTTGCTAAAAACATGGGCGAACCAGAAGGTGATGAAACATTAGATCGTATTGATGTATACGGAAACTATGAACCATCTAATTGTCGTTGGGCTGGTATAAAAACTCAAAACAGAAATATTCGAGTTAGACCAGATAGCACCACAGGGGTTACTGGCGTTTCTAAAACAGGCTCTGGTAGGTTTATGGCAAAAGTATCCGTTGGCAAACATGCGTATTATTCTAAAGTATTCAATACAATTGAAGAGGCTGCACTTGCTCGTAAAGAACTTGAATTTAAATACTGGAGTAATAGATAATGACTTTGCCAACCTATCTTAATTATAACGGCACACCATTAAATCCAGCGCCGCCAAACTTACAAAATGCGCCACAAAGCTATAGTGCCGAGTTTGAAAACCGTTTACTAAACCAATTACGGTTGTACTTTAACCAGCTAAATAACTATACACAGGCTACAGCAACCCCAGATTACGGCAAAACAACCCAAAGACCTACTGCTAATCAACAAATTGGTCAATTTTACTTTGATACCACTCTGGGATATCCTATTTGGTGGAATGGAACTAAGTGGGTTAACTATAACGGGACAGTAGTTTGATGACTACTTTAGCTAAACTTGATAACTCTTTAAGCACTGTAAAGCGCCGTGAAAATATTATGGCTGTGCAGCATAAGATAGATGAACTTGTCTCTAGCGGTACATTGCCGTCTGGGATTGAAGAACGAAAGTTGACACACCACTTTACCGAGATAGATAATGAGCATGGATGCTGTTTGTATGGCAGAGAAATGTTTATGCCCAAAGGCACTTTAGTAGTTGGAAAAATTCATAAAAGACAAGGATTAAACTTTCTTTTAAAGGGTAAAATTTACGTAGCTACTGAATTTGGTAAACAATGGTATATAGCTCCCTGTATCATTAAGGGTGAAGCTAATGTAAAGCGTGTAGTGTTTGCGTCAGAAGATAGTATATTTGTAAACGTTCACTTGACTAAATATAGCGGTGAAGAGAATTTAGATAAAGTTGAGCAAGACCTTGTGACTGTAGATTATGCAGACGTAGGCTTGATGGACTCTATTGATAAGTTGCTGGAAAGCAAGGGAGAATAATATGGCATTTGAGATTAGCGGAACAATTTTAGCTGAGGGCGCAATAGACGCTATAGGAACAGATGCCGCATTAGAATTAATGCCGTTAGCAACGGATGCTTTTTTAAGTAGTACTTTTGAAGGTGCAGGGTTTGCTTTACCAGAACTAGGCGCTGGTGCATCTACTCTTGGTTCTGCATTAGGTTCTGAAATTGCCCCTGCTGTAGTGCAACAAGCCGTTACTCCCGCAGCTGAAGGTGTTATAGCTGGTGGTGAAGGTGCTGGCGCTGGTATTACTTCCGCTACTCCAAGCGCTGTTCAAACTGGCGCAGCTTTGCCAGAAGCCCCATCTGCTGGTATTAACCAAATAGCAAGCGCTAACGTTCCTGGAGGTCCTGTAACTGATGTAGGTGTAAATCCTGACTATACTGCGTGGAAAAATGCTATTGATACTAATCAGTTTGTTCCAAATCAAGAATTAAGTTCAGAAGTATTGCAAGCTAGTGGTAACGCTCCAGCTCCTTCTGCTCCTAGTGGTACTGAAAATCTTGGGCAAGGATTAAAACCAAACCCACCTGGAATTGGTACTCAAACTATATCTCCAGGTACATTGTCTGCGCCTTCACAACCGTATGGAATTAATCCTGGTACTGCGCCTGGCGGTGGTATAAGTGGTGGCCCTCTTGGCACTGGAGTAAACCCATCTTTAGCTAATCTAGCACCTACAACTCCTGAAAGTGGGTTTATGGATGGCTTTAGTAATTTTGTAGATAAACATCCGTTTATGACTGGTGCTGGTATTTATGCAGTTGCTAATGCTACTGGTATGTTAAACCCGCCTAGACAAACTTTTGGTCAACAAAATACTGGTGGATTTTATAGCCCTTATCGTTTTTCGCCTAACTTTCAAGGCACTCATCCTAACCCTTCTGATTACCAGTACAAACCTAATTACTCGGGTATGGCAGGTTCTTCCTACGCGGAAGGCGGTATTACTTCTGTACCTAGATATAGTACTGGTGATTTAACTACTACCCCTGGTGGTCGTGGCGATGTGTATAGCGCAACGCAGCGTTTTTTAAATATGTACGATCCAGCTTCTAGATATCAAGCTCCAGCTGGATTGCCAGACGTAGGTATTGTTACGGATACTAGTCCTTCTACTCGTTACCAAGACGCTGCTACTGCAGCAGCTACAAGACAAAATGCAATTAATAAAAAAGCTAATGTAAATGTGCCTACTAATTACGGTATTCCTACTAGAACAATCGGGCAATTAAACTTTGCGCCGCAAACTGGTAAACCACAACAACAAACTGCTGATAACTCAGACCAAGTATTAGCCGCAAGTGGCGGTATCATGGGTTATAGCTTAGGAGGATATGCAAGTGGTGGTAATCCGCGTTTGTTACAAGGTCCTGGTGACGGCATGTCTGATAATATTCCTGCCACTATTGGCAATAGGCAGCCTGCTCGTTTGGCTAATGGAGAGTTTGTTGTTCCTGCGGATGTGGTTTCTCATCTCGGTAATGGTTCTACTGACGCTGGTGCTAAAAAGTTACATGGCATGATGGATAAAGTACGGATGGATAGAACAGGTAAAAAGAAACAAGCACCTGCAGTAAAGGCGGATAAGTACATACCAAAATGATTCAAGTATCTATGGTTCCTAAAGAGTACATTGATACTTGTTGGGAGAAAATTGAACCATTTATGGAAAAAGCTGCTGTATATACTTATGGTAGATACACTAGCGATGATATTTATGATTCAGTAAAAGAACATGATTATCAGTTGTGGGCAGCATTTGAAGATGGAAATTTTAAAGGAGCAGTAGTTACTAACGTAATTGTTTATCCTAAAAGAAAGTTATTAGCCATGCAATTTTGTGGTGGTATCGAGTTAAAAGAATGGAAAGTGCCTATGTTAGCTTTATTGCAACGATTTGCAAGAGACATGGGATGTGATGGAATTGAGTCTACTGGAAGACCAGGTTGGTCTAAAGTATTTAAAAATGATGGCTTTAAAGAAGTATGGATGAGCTATGAATTACCGATTGGAGAATAGATATGGGTAAAGGCGGCGGTGGCGGTGGACAGCCAACACAAACAACTAGTACAAGTAATGTATCAAACATCCCAGAATACGCACAGCCATATGTTGAGACAATGCTGGGCGCTACTCAAAAACAATTATTTAACATGGATGATTCTGGGAACATAACTGGTTTCCAACCATATAAAGCGTACGGCGGAACGTACGATGCTCAGGGTAACCAGACTAGTTATGACCCAAGCAAAGCTATAGCTGGCTTTAGCCCTGCTCAACAACAAGCTCAAGCGGGAATTATGGGTCTTCAAACCCCAGCTCAATATGGTCAGGCTATGGGTCTTACTGGACAAGCTGCTCTTGGCTCTGGAGCATTAGCTGGACAACAATATGCATTAGGACAAACTGCTACCCCAGAAAACTTTCAACAGCAAGTAGGTGGTTATATGAACCCCTACATTCAACAAGCTTTGGCTCCAGCATTGCAGTTAGCTAATCAACAATACGGTATGTCTGGACAACAGATGGCTGGTCAAGCTACTGGCGCTGGTGCGTTTGGCGGTTCACGTAATGCACTGCAACAAGGTTTAAATCAACAGAACCAGATGCTGGCACAAAACCAATTAATCGGTAATGCTTATAACCAAGCTTTTGGCGCTGCACAAAACCAATATAACCAACAAGGTCAGTTCCAATTAAACGCTAATCAAGCTGCGTTGGGTGCTTTAGGTCAACAAGGCGCTATGGGCGCTCAGTTAGCTGGTCTTGGCGGTCAACAGTTGCAAGCTCAACAAGGCATTTTAAATGCTCAAAACCAAGTAGGTATTGCACAACAAGCTCAGCAACAACAGGTTATTAATCAGGCGATGCAAGACTACGCTAACGCACAACAATATCCACTCATGCAGTTGGGTACTATGTCTAACATGTTGCGTGGTCTACCAATGCAAGCGTCTACTACTAACCAGTATGTGGCTGCTCCTAACCAAGTTACACAAGGTATTGGTCTAGCTGGTGCTGGTGCTTCTATTCTTAACGCTACTAAAAAAGCTGGTGGTGTTATTAAAGAAAAGAAAATGGCAGGTGGTGGTATTGCTAGTTATTATGAAGGCGACGTTGTTGACTCAACTGAAAATAATTTATATGAAATGCCAATTGACGATTTGCAAAAAGAACTTAAATCACCAAGCCAAAAAATTCGTCAGATGGCTCAACGCATTATGGCTGAGCGTCAAATGGCTGGTGTCCAAAAAGCTGGTGGCGGCATTATTGCGTTTGATGAAGGAACTAAAGGTAATTCTGTTGGAGATGATGCTGCTGCAGCGCAACAATCAAAAGACGCGTCTGATTTAAAGTATGGGTGGGAAAATACTAAAGCTGCTACAAGAGATATATTAACTTTGCCTGGTAGAGGTATAGCTGGTGCGTTTGAAACTGGCGTAACCAGACCGCTTCGCGCAATGGGTGTTGACGTACCATATTTACCATCTAGTTTTTATGGTGGTGATGCAAGTTCACTTACACCACATATGGATGCATTAACAAGACAAAGAGCTGCTGGTGTTGCTCCTAATGCAGTATCGCAAGGTGCTGCTCCTGTTGATAACACTGCTCCAGCCGCCGCTCCTGTTGATAACACTGCTCCAGCCGCCGCTCCTCCTGCTAGACTTGGTATTAATAACGTTCCTCCTAGTGGTCCTGCTGGTGGTACTCAATCTGGACGTGAAATTACAAACCCTAATGGATTGCTTCCTACATCTAATATTAAAGGAGGTAATGTTCCGTTTGGTATTCAAGCTCCAGCTGACGCAGATGCTAATAAATCTATACAAGATATGATTGCAGAAAAAGAAGCATACATGGGTCCTAACCTTGGAGTCCAAAAAGAACGCGCTAATTTAATGGCTGAAAAAGCTAATGCTGCTGATGAAGCACGTCGTACTACTGCATTACGCATGGCTGAGTTTTTTGGTGCTTGGGGTTCAACTCCTGGCAATACTATTGTTGCTGGTTTAAATGCACTTAAAAACAGAGTACCAGACTTTATTGCTGATATGAAAGATGCATCTAAAGTTAGACGTCAGATTGATAAAGATATTGCTGAGCTTGATAAAGTTGAGCGACTTGAAAAATCAGGTAACTGGGAAGAAGCTGCTAAACGTAGAGCCGAACTTGGCAAAAATGCATTGACTAAATACGGCTACGATCTTAAAGCTGGGGTTGACATTTACCAAGCTAATACTCAACGTGACGTTGGTATGGCAAAAGTTGGCGGCGATAAAGAGTTCTTGCGTTGGCAAAAGACTGAAGCTTTACGCGCTAATATTGATAAAGCCGCTGATCAAATTAGAACAAAAAACAAAGAGCTTTATGATACAGCTAATATGCCATTGCCAGCTGATGCGTCTGACCAAATGAAACAGATAAAATCAAACGCTCAATCTAGGGTTGATGCTCTTGAACGAGATATTAAAGAACGTAGGGATAGGACTTTTAATACTCAATACAATCCAGAATCTGATGCTGCTGTAAAAGATGCTACGAATGTTGTAGACTTTAGTAAGCTACCATCTGCTAAAAAATAAGGAATAGCTATGGATGTAAGGATGCCAGACGGTACGCTTGTTAGAAACGTACCAGAAGGAATTACACAAGAAGATTTACTATCCCGCTTTGAACAGTATAAAGTTGGGGCAGCTAGTCCAGCACAACCTACTCAAACTGGTCCTAGAGTATTAGGCGATGAAGATACATCTAGCGATTTAGTTCGTGGTATTACAAACACATTACCTGGCATTAAAGAAACTTACAATGCAGCTAAAGTTCTAACAGGCAAAGCGGTTGGCAGTAAAGAAATGATGAATGCTGGTGTGCAGGGCATGAATGAAGCCCAAGCAGCGCAAAAAGTACGTGCCTCTGATGAATTTACTACGGCATTAAATAAAGGTATTGGTACTGTATTAACAGACTGGTTACCATATCAAATTGGTTCTGGTATTGGTACGCTGGCAGAAACAGCAGCATTTACAGGTCTTGGTGCGGTGGCTGGCGCTGCAACTGGCGCAGGTGTTGGCGCAATCCCTGGAGGTATAGCTGGTTTAATAGAACGGTCTATTGTTAAAAAAGGTATTAAAGATGCAGCTGAAGCTTTAATTGCGCAAGGTGCTAAAGAAAAAGCTGAACAGTTAATTCAGAACGAAGCTAAAAATGTTATTAGAAGCTTTGGTACAACTGCTGGTATGGCTGCCCAAGCTGGTATGCATGGCGCTGGTGAAACTACTGGGCGAGCATTAGATGAATTACAACAACAAGGCAAAACTGCTGAAGACTTAGACTTGGGTCGGGTTCTTCCTGCCGCCGCTATTCATGCAATCGCTGACTTTGCAACTGAAAAAATTACATTAGGCGCAGTTAAAGGGCTTAACTTAAGTGGGTTACCTGCAGAGAGTACTGGCAAATTAGTTTATGACATAGCTAAAGCTATTGGTACAACAGGTCTTAAAGAAGTAATTCCAGAAGAAATTCAAACAATGGCAGAGCGCTATGGCGCTAATCTGTCTTTAGCCGATGCGCAAGCTTTAAAAGATTATATTAATACTGCCGCTGCTTCAGTAGGTATGTCTGTAGTTCCTGGCGGTCTAGGTGGCGTACGCACTTTCATGAATGGCAAGATTGAAGTTAAGCCTGGCAACGAAGCTAAAAGCAAAGACGCATTTACTGGCATTGATAAAAACATAGAAACTAAAGTTGATACGCTTACTCCAGAAGAAGCCGCTGTTATATCCCCAGCGCTAGATGAGACTGGTAAGTCATTAGCTGAAGCTGCACCTGTCGTCCAAAACATTGTTAAGCCAAAGACACCAGAAGAATTGCAAATTGAAAAGAATGTTCAAGAAGCAAATGAGAAACTGGGTAAATTAGCTGAAGGCAAAGCACTACACCCATCTACTATTAAGTCTTTGTTTGGTAAGTTTGGTCTTGAGCGTCCAGAAGGTATGGACAACTTGCAAGCTACGCAATTACTTAAAGACCATTTGGCAACTATAGGAGATCCAAATGCCCCAACAACTAGCACTCTCGATGCAACAAATAGAGTTAGCTCTCAAATATCTGGACAGCAAGGTGCTGATACCACCGCCGCAGGAACTACCACAACTGAAAGTGGAGGAGTGGGAGGAATTAAGCCACCTGCTCAGGTGTCTCAAACTGGAGAAGGAACAGAGCGTCCTGCACTAAAACAACAATCAACGGCTATGCCAACAAGACCTCTTCCGTTAAAAGAAGAGTCTCAAACAATTACTCCTACAGAATCACAAGCTGCACTAGAGAAAGACCAAGCGCAAGCCGCTCAAGATGAAGCAGCACGCCAAGCAGCCTTAAAAGAAACTATTGGGCAAAACATACCGCAAGTTAAAACTGATGAGCAAACTCGTGAAGAATATGAGTTATCACGCCAAGCGCAAAAAGAAGCTGGTGTAGTTATACCTGCTTGGAAAGATTTAAAAGCTGATGAAAAAGAAACATATCTAGGCAGTCTTAAAACTAATCCGTCAGCAGAAGATTTTGATAATGCTGCAAAAACCCTTGCTGCTTATAGAGAACAAAATAAAGGTTCTGGTTTAAAACCAGTTGAACAACGCATAGTTAATGGCTACGAAAAGAACCGCCCAATTTTTCAACGTTCTTTAGGTATTGACATGCCAGCATGGGGTAGTTTATCTCCAGAGGCTCAATCCGCTTATACCAGTAAAGTAAAAACTAATAGCCCTGTTGAGCGGGATGCAGGATTTACTGCTGTAGCTGAACAACTAGAACAAGAAGGTCATGGCATTCGTAATGTGTCTCGTGAGGGCGTTAGAAATTTAAAACTTAAAGGTACTGAAGAAGTATCTAAAGCTGCAGCTACTGAACGAATTAAAAAAGAAGCTGCGGAAGAAGCATCTGCCCAAGGCAAAGGCGAAGCATTATCTGAAAATACAAAAGCTAAATTAATAACTGGTGATATTAACGGAGTGCTGTCTGATCTCATTTCATCTTCTGAAGGGTTTAAAGGATTAAATTTAAAAAAAGGTGACAAGACTTATCGTCAAGCTTATGCTTATCTTGCAAGTATTCGTAAACGGGCTAGCGCTTTAACTTTTAGATTATTGGCTACTTCTTTAAATACACTAACTTTTAATTCTAAAGTTATTACTGATCCTAATAATAAAGTTATTCAACGTTTAGAACAAGAAGGTAAGCTGGCTGAATACAATCCTAAAACAGATACTTTTTACTTTACCCCTGGCGGATTTGATGAGTCTACTGTCCTTCATGAAATTGTTCACGCAGGTACTGTAAAAATTATTAGTCAATATTTAAAAGACCCATCTAAGCTTACTCAAACACAAAGAGATGCGGCTGAGCATTTGCAAAAGATATACGACTTTTCTAAAAAACGTTTAGGCGGTAGATTTAAAAACGCATACGAAAATTTGTACGAGTTTGTTAGTTATGCAATGACAGATAATAAATTTCAAATTGCTTTAGCTGAAACACAAGTACGTCCCCTTGCAAAATACACTGCTAAAGCTATGGCAGCTTGGAAACAATTTACTCAAGCGCTTAGCAAGATGTTTGGTTTGTATGACGCTAAAGCTCAAACAGAAGAATTAACTGCTGAAATGTATGCGCAAGTTGCCAAAGAGTATGGCTCAATGGATCCAGATGAGCTATACGAAGCTATTAAAGATGCTGAAACCGTAGGCGAATTTGCTACTTCTATGTTAAATGAAGAAGGCAATGAAAAAGAAGTTGTAGTTAAAAAAGAAAAAGTACATGCAACGCAAGCTAGAAAGTTTTTAACTACCTACCCAGGCTATGAAGGCAATCTCATGTTAGAGATGTCTGAAGTTTTTAGCCGTATTCTTGCTTCCCCAGAGAAAGGCATTAAAGTTGCTCCGCTTGCTGCCGCTAAAAAAGGCGCTGCAGGTAAATCAAAAGTTACTAAAGCTGAAGAGGCTGAAGCCAAACTACGTGGTGAAGAAGGTGACTTAACCGCGCCATTAGCGAAAGATAGCCCATACAAACTATCATCTAAACAGAAACCAAAGAACATAACTGGCATCCATAAATTCTTTACAACAGCCCCTGGGTTACGCAGACTTGCTACGCTTTTTCAAAATAGAAGCTACAACGCTAAGCATTTGCAAGATTTAATGGAACTTGCTGATCAGACTAACTGGGAAGACGATAGCAAGATTAATACTGTTTGGACTTTCCTGACTCTATCTAATACTAAAGCGCGTAACCTATATAGCCGATATATTGCAGAGCCACATGAGCGTTTGCAAAAAGGTATTGCCCAGTTAGCTAAAACTTTAAAAGTAGATACGGACGAAGCGTTAAGCAAGGTGCATATGCTATTAGAAGCACTGCACGAAAAAGAACGTCGTCTAGTTAAATACATTCTAACTGTGCCTTTAGATACTAATAAAATACTAAACAATAATACATTGAGTCCTGCTGATAGACGCAAAACAATTGTTAATCTATTAGATAGTAAACGCTTATCTAAAGCACAAGCTCAAGCATTACGTGCTGAATTAGATACAATTGTATCTCGCTATGCTACAGCGATGAGTGATGAGTTATCTGGAAAACAATTAGGCGATAAGAGCTTATTGGATATTAATAACATACGTTATAACGTGTTAGGTGTTAAATCTGACAAGATGGCTGCACGTCTTGCTGATTACGAAAAGAATACGGAACTTAAACCTATCTACGATAGCATTCTTGCTAACTTAAAAGAAGTTAACGATGTAACTACAATGCTTAATAAAGAGGCAAACTACTGGTCTGCCTATGTAGATAACCGAGTAAACTTCTATGGCTATGATCATTATGCGCCGTTTAAAGGTAAGGGTGCGTTTTCTTCTCATACTACCCTTGACGAGGACTTAGGTTTTGAAAGCAAACGCTTGGGTAAAGACTTGCAAGACGCCGCCTACGGATTTGATGGTCGTTTTACTCCTGCAGATAACCCAGTACTTCAAACTATGTCTGATGCAGTTCGCGCTGCAACCCGTGCTGGACGTGTAGGATTAACTCAATCAGTTAAAAATCTTTTACATAAAGGCAAATTAAATCCTAATGGGCAAGGCATTATTGCTGGTCGAGTTATTGACCATATACCGTTTAATGAACGAGATAAAGCTAAACTAGACGCTATCCCTAAAGATAAAACCATTTTCCATTACAACGAAGATGGTAGTATTGATATTTTAGAGATTGACGATAAGCCAATGCTAGATAGCATCCGTCGTACTTATCAGCAAACTAGTACCCTAACTGAGCTTGGTAATAGTATTACTAGCTTCTTTGGTCAATTACATACTCGCTACAACTATAACTTTGCGCCTTTAAACTTTGTTCGTGATGCATTGACCAACGCTTGGGCTATCGGTGCTGACTTAGGTCCAGTTAAGTCTGCTCAGTTCATTGGTCAAATTAGCGCTGCGGTGGCAAATGGTGGTCTAGCTAAAGCAGCAAAAGTAGCATACTTATTAGAGACTAGGCAGTTTGACCAGTTGGCAGCCTACGCTGAGCAAAATGCATTTACCAAAAATATGTTGGAGTTTTTAAGCCAAGGCGGTATGACTTCTTATTTAGAGGGCGTAAGTTTAAAAGCTAACTACCAGAAATTACGTAGCGAATTAGGTACTTCTAAGATTATTCAGACTAAAGAACAGTTTGATAAATTCATTGATATCTATAACAATTCATTTGAATTGGCTAGCCGCACCGCAGCATATGGTTTGATGAAGAGTAACTATATGACTCAAGGCATGACCGAAGCCGCCGCTGCAACCCGCGCCGCTGCCTACGCTAAAAACCTAGCTAACTTTGAACAGGTCGGTGAACTTGGTAAAGCTATGGGTGCATTCTTTATGTTCTTCCGCCCATCTGCAACAGGTGCTGTTCGTGCTATTGAGGCTATTACTCCAGCGTTCCGTAACATTAATAAAGTAATGATAGAAGCAGAAGCTACGTTGCCAGGACTTAGAGACAACCAAGAAGCCAAAGATACGTTTAGAAAAAACTACATGGCTAAAAAGAGAAACGCCCAAAATATGGTTGGTGTTCTACTTGGTATGGGTGTGACTGCTTATGCTATGGCAGCGTTGATGGCAGATGATGATGACATGGGTCGAAACGATGTATTAAACGATAATATGGATCAGTGGACTCGCTTTGCTCGTTTCCATTTACCACGCTGGATAAGCAAAGATAGAACTCCTATACAGATTCCTTGGGGTTTTGGACTAGGTGCGTTTGCCGCTGCTGGTGCGCAATTTGCTTCTGTGTTGAGTGGCTCACAGTCTATGAAGAATGCTTTGGGTAATATCTTCTTACAGATATCGCTTGATTCGTTTGTGCCAATTCCAGTATCTCGTATGAATGCTATGGAAAACCCATTGGCATTTGCAGTTGACTCTATGATGCCAAGCACCGTACGTCCTTTGGTTGAGTTTGTTATGAATAAAAATGGTCTTGGTCAAAACATTTATAATGACTCTAACCGTCGTATGGGTGATGCATATCTTGGCGGAGACAAAATCCCACAGGTGTATAAAGACTTAGCAGTGTGGATGGCAAATGAAAGTTTGGGTGGTATTGATATTAGTCCTAACTCCTTGTACTTCTTTGCCAATAGCTATGCTGATGGAGCTAGCCGTATCGGAGAACTAGCTTACGGCTTATCAGAAATGCAAAAAGGTAGAAAAGAATTTACCGCTAAAACAGACTTACCATTGTTTGGTTCTTTCTTTGGCGCTAAGTCAAGCGTTGATGCCCGTGAGTTTTCTAAAATGGAAAAAGACGTACAGGAAATGCAAAAGATTATGAATGAGTTTAAGTCTAATCCTGCGCAACTAGCACGTTATAAAGCTGAAAAGCCATTAAATACTTTAATTGTTGATTATTATGAAAAAAGTATTAACGGTAATTTAAAAGATTACAGGGCAGACGCTAATAAAATTAGAGCCAACCCTGCTTATGATCCCAAGACAAAAGCTGAGCTACTTAAAATAAATCAGTTCCAACAGAACTTAATTAAGTACCGTATGGTTAGTATGTTCCAAGCATATGGTATGAAAAAAGACTAGGCGGTACGCCAACAACGTACCCCTAGGTGACTATCTTTAGTTGTAACGTACGACTTTACACGCACTCCAGCTCGCTTTGCGCCACAGTCTAAAGAGTAAATTAACTCCGCTGGGCGAAGGGTAGGGATAAAAAAACTCT